ATCTCCGCTTTTAAAGTACTGTTTTGTGATAGGTGAATAGATTGTCACATGTTCAGAGATAAGCTGTGTAAGGTCTTTATCCGCAGAAAAAATGATAATCTTCTCGTCTTTAGATATCTTACAATAATAAGCAATTAAGTCATCTGCCTCATTGTCGTGCATCTCAACCTGTCTTACAAATATCTCCTCAAGATATTGTTTGATTCGAGACTTCTGATACAAATACGATTCGTACTTATATTCATTCATATCGTCTTGTCGTCTGTTCGCCTTATACTGGGGGTATATAGATTTTCTGATGGACGAATTTGAATCTCCGTCCCAAAACACAACAACTTTATCATGGTTGTGTTCATTAAGAAATTTACGGAGTATACTCACAAAGTGAAATACTCCACCCACATGAGCTCCGTCGTTAAACACGTCTTTTGCTCCGTGGAATCCTATCTTAAATAAATTATCTCCGTCTACTAGTAATGTCTTAATCACATTTGTGATTTAAATTAATATAAAATCTTGTTACTTTTTTTCAAATTGTCTTCCGCCCATAATGGTTGAAGATTTTTATAATGACATAACATATAAACTTCGTCTTCTGTTTTTGCCGATGATAATGGAATGATGTGGTCAATGTGCCACTCACTCCTATTTTCCCAAGTCATACCATCAATAAATTGGGATTCTAAATGTTCCTTAAGGAATTGTGGAGAACATCCAACAATTTCGAAAGTATGTTTCGACTTATATTTTAGATATCTATTGACTGAAGTTCTAATGTTAGTTTTAAGTCTAAATAGAATATCTTCTTTTTTTCTTTGTTTTTGGTAATTATTTGAATATTCTTTATTATCACGAGACCATTTTAACTTTCTTTCTTTTTCTTTCTCGTAGTTCAATTTATTATATTCTTCAAAGTATTTTTTATAGTATTCTTGGTTTTCTTTGTTCCATTTAGTATTATATTCTTTGATTTTTTCTTTATTATCTATTCTATACTTTTTAGATTCAATACTTTGACATTCTCTACAATAACTTCTAACCCCGCATTTGACTTTTGACATCTTGTTAAAGTATTTCAATTCTTTTTCAATATTACATTTTGTACAAACTTTGGTTTCCATTTTTAATTATCTTCTTCTTTTTCTTCCTTTAAATCAAAATCACCATCAGTACCGATAATTTCTTTCCAATATTCGGCATGTTCTTTTTTATATTTTTCTATATTGGATTTTTCTTCGGTGGACTCTTTGCCAGCAATAAACCCGTGTGGGGTTACAATTATCTTACCATCATCATATCCAAGTCCGTTAATGTGATTCTTCATAACAGAAATTTTTGTTCTTGAAGCGAATTTAATAGTTCGTTTATCTTTAGTTGCAGTAATTTTAGTAGTACCAGCCTCTTTTTGATTACCAAATAAGAACACTAATGAGGAATTTAACCAAATAGCTTCACCACCCTTACTCTTAATTTTAGGTTGTCCAAATGGATTATCTGGTAAACTCACCCAAGGTTGGTTAACAATTACCAAAGTATTTTCATATTTTGATTCTGCCTTACGACTTCCCGAAATACGTTGATTGATACCCATTCCAATTTTGTCCGCCAAAACGCCGGCATTTTGCATTTTACCACCACGACCTTCAAATGTCATCTTACATCCAATTGAACCTACAGAATCCCATAAGAACAATAAACTATAATCTAATTCACCTTTTTCTTGAGCATCCAATAATGAGTTTATATAATCTGTAATTTCCTCAATATAATTGAAACTATTATTAAAGATGAAGAAACCGTCCCAATCAATTTCTCCTGTTTCAGTATCAACAACTTCTTCGCACTCAAACCCCATTAATTTAGCGTGCTCGAACGACCATTTCTGTTCTGTAATGATGAATACAGGTAGAATACCTTTCTTTTGGGCATCAACGGCAGTTTTAACTAACGCAGTTGTTTTTCCTGTGTCAGAGTGACCCAAGAACATATTTAAGTGCCCAATTGCAGGACCTGGTAGTCCAACCGCGTCTAAGAAGTCCGGACCTAAGTCAAAAAATCTTTGTGGTTTGTATTTAGCAGAAGTAGAGAATTTTTTCTTTACTGAGTTAAAGTCGTTTTTTTTAATTGCCATTTTCCCCATAAATATTAAAATTTATAATTGTTTGTAGTTTGTCTTTTGCATTTGTTAATTTTTCAACTAAATTATCCATTTCTTCTGTATGTTGTGGATGTTCTCCAATACCAACTGAGCTACTGAAATAAATGTATAATCTTGCTTCAGAATCTGATATCTCAGCCTCATATTTTTTTATTAAAGCTGTTTTTAATTTTTCTGCGATAAATGGTTTCATAGTGTTTTTTTTATAAAATATAAACAAAAAAACGGGAACAATAAACTGCTCCCGTCAGATTTTTTTTAATAATTTATTTAGAAAGGTAACTCTCCGTCAGCTTCGTCATTTAATTGTGGGTCAACAATTTTGGTTGTTTTACTCCCGCCAATAGATGTGGTTAATTCATCATTATTTGAATATACATATCCACCTTTTTCAGTATCCCATTTTGGAGTTTCTCCACGAGCAATCGCTTCAAGATAGTCAACAGGTTTTTTAGAATATACATCTAACCAAGTCATCTCGTCATTAATCCAAACATTAGCTTGAGCTTTGTCTTCGTGAACAGGAGCTGGGTCATCGTACATGATTGTAGAGATACTTGTATACTCTTTACCCGCAGGTGTTTTAGATTTACTTAATTCGATAACAAGGTCACGTCCTTTTTCAGGGTCAGTGATATCACCTTTGTTTCTCCAAATTGGAATGATTTTATCTAAGATGCCATCATTCTTATAGTTGTGTTTAAATCTCCAAAATTTAACACCGTCTTCTTCGTGGTCTCTATCAATCACTTTAACGATGTAGAACTTACGAGACTTGTATTGTTTTGCCAATTCTTTATCTGATTCTTTACCTGTAGACATCAACTCTTCGTAAACCTCATTCAAAGGTGAACGTTCGTTATCATTCTTTCCTGGGTCAAAGAATTTGTTCCATTGTCCACCAACTTGAATTTCGTGGTACCATGCTTCTTTGAATGGTGAAGAACCATCTGGTGTTGGTAGGATACGTACTCTACGTTGTCCTGATTTCTCTTTGTCAGAAAGGATACAAGCGAAATACTTTTTCATTCTTTCGTCTTGCGACATTTTGCTTTGGGCCCCGCCCCCTTGTTGTGCTTTTTCGTACTGTGCCAATACGGCGTCTAATGAACTCATCATGTTTTTATATATTTAAATTTAATTTGTGTTATAAATATAATAAAATTCTATTGATTTGTCAAATAAAAAAGGTCACTTTTTGAGTGACCTTCCATTTTATTTTATTTTAAGATTATTTGTATTTAAACTTGTCATTAATATCATTTGATTTGTTTCGAAAAGAATCTTGAATGTCATTAACATTAATGTCGGTTACATCATCAGAAGTTAAAACATACTCATTTTTTCCTGTTTTTTCCATCTCATCAGTTTTATCATCAAAGAATTGTGATAATTTTTGGTTGAATGGATATGAGTCATAACTTCTTAGTTCCAATTTTTCTTGTGGAGTTTTTTCTCTGTATTTCTCAATTTTATTTTCAAGAGCATTTAACTTGTTCATAATTGCATCCATCTCACCTAATCTTGATTCCAATTTACCTAATTGTCCAAATAAGTTGTCAAAATAATCATCTTGTTTTGACTGAATATCTTTTTGAGCGGTAACTAAATCAGTAATATCAAGTTCTTCGCTGCCTTCACTATCTTTATCTTTTTCTTCCGATTCTCCCTCGTCGTCAATTTTTTCAACTTCAGGGTCATTTTCAACATCAATTGGTTCGGCAGGAGCCTCACCTGCTGCTGGTGGAGGTGGAGCTCCCCCTTCAGGAGGTAACGCTGCATCAACAGGAGGTAACGCTGCGTCAACAGGCGGTGGAACCGCTTCTTGTTCCAAAATATAATTATTGATACTTCTGTATCGTTGAATTTCTTTTAATATCTTTTTATCTATACTCATTATATTATCCGTTTAATAATTGTTTTATACCTTTAGATGTTTCAACTCTAACTTTTCTATTGGCGGTTGTTTGGTGTCCGGCTCTTTCAATAAGACCATCTTTTTCTCTTACGGTATAACAATCTCCCGTATCTAAATCACAAACTTGTTTAGTTCCGTCTCCGTTATCTTCTTGTGAAAATCTTGTAGATTTACCAAGGTAGTTGTCTAATGTTGTTTTAATATCCATAATTATCTTTATATATAAATATATCGTTATTTGTTAAATTATAATTGTATATTCAGTTTAAAAGTGCGAGTTGATAGTTGTCCAGATACTAAAGACCTAGCAAATAATGTAAATTCACAAATGATATTACAATTTGATGGTGGTGTTTGCCAATTAGTAGTAATGACACTTAATATGTTGGCTTGATTCATATAGAAGTTATTTGAAGTTAAGTAAGTATCGCCTAAACCAATAATATTACTTTCATATACGGTAGATGTTATTGTTGAATCATTCACGACGTTTTCTTGAGTAACCTTAAATCTCATGTTAGGATAATTGTTAGTAGGTAAGAAAGTATAAGTACCAATAAGAACAGGATTAATATCAACATTAACTAACGCATTTCCAATAAATGTAACACCATTTTGAGTTTGTCCAATCATAGGTATCGGACCAGTTTGTTGTGAATTTGTA